CCGTGAGGGGTGTCTTGAGTTTCTCAGCGATGAGAGCTCTTAAAGTACCTATGGAGGTTCAACTTAATGCCGATTCTAGATGGTGGCTTAGTCGAAGATCGGAAGCGTCGATTGTTCAGCCGTCGAAGACGGTTTGGCAAGCGTTTCGCTTCTTCCTTCTCTGACCCAGGTTTTTGGTTCTTTCGCAACCCATTTCGAGAAATCAGATCGATTTATCGTCATAGGAAGCGTCATCGCCATGGCATGCGTCAGTATTTTGCAGCCTTTTCGCGTTTTCGCGAAAAGAATTTGAACTCTGACCTATTTCTTAATCGAAATACGGAACCAAAGCTCAAAGCGGGAACCATCCTTGGCAAATCTAAACAGATTGTCAATGGTGTTCTCGATGCATCATTGGGTGGTAATACCACTTTGGGGAGCGATCTTAAGGCATCACTTCACGTAGTAAGGACCTGGGATCAATTACACCCAGGGCCTCCTTACCGCGGTGGAGGACCTTTTCGTTCCATTGTGTACCATCTACCGGAATCACGGAAAGTAGGGTATGGACGTTTTACTAACCAAGGTCGATCGGCTGCAACGCCGAACACCTATGGTGTGTATACTGGTTCCTTTGTGGACAATGGCGTTTGGTTAGGTGACTCTTACGAGACCATCAAAGCCAAAGGCTTTTCCAACTTTCCTTCGTTATCGGCATATCACTCTCAGGCTTGGGATAAATGCAAGCCTGTCATTCCGAAAGCGAACCTTGGTCAGTTCCTTTATGAATTACGGGATCTGCCAGGTATGCTGGAAACCTCTGCTAACGCCTTCCACAGAGAGTGGAAGGTACTTGGCGAGGCTGATCGGTTTAACCCCTTAGCCCGAGATGTCTTCGAAAGAGGACAATTCGGTCGTAGGAGGGACGCCCTTCAGGTTGCAATTCCAGTGATGCGGCCCAATGAGGCCGCAGATCACTTTCTGAATCACAACTTCGGTTGGGTCCCTTTTCTCGGAGATCTTGGTAAGATCTTCGATGCATTTAACCACTCGGTTGAATACATCGCCGCGATCGCTAGAGATAACGGTCAGTGGGTTAAAAGGAGAAGAGTGTTAGAAGAGAGTGAAGTCATTTCTGCTGAAGCATTGGTTGGAGTCGATTCTGCCACCATCCCCAGTTCGGAGATGCGTGATAGTCTCGGTTTCCCAATGTGTAACTTGATGACTTTGGGCGGAGTAACGCAACGTGGATTTTGCCATCAGACTACAATCACTAAAAAACGTGTTTGGGCTGCTGGCCAATTCAAGTATTACCGCCCCGAATTTGACGTTCCTCTCATGTCTGATTTTGAGCACGGAAGTGCCTTGATCGATGACATGAATACTGTACGACGTCTAATGACGCTATACGGTTTGAACGTCTCACCGTCTCTCATTTATAAGTTGACGCCTTGGACATGGATGGTAGACTGGTTCACCGGGTTGGGGGATCATATCCAACGACTCGATGATTTTGTCCAGGATGGCATCGTGTCCAGAGGTCTGTATGTTATGGAGTCTGAAGAAAAAGTGACTACAAAAACTTGTATGCTCAACTTTTATTCGGGCCCCGTCACGTTGCAATTCCAGCGTGTCCTCTCTACAAAACAGAGAGAACTTGCAGACAGTCCATACGGCTTTAACGTGCCTTGGAAAGATTTATCTCTAAGGCAGTGGGCTATCCTTGGTGCGATCGGCATAAGCCGGTCAAACGCAGGATATATCTCCCGTGGTGCATAGCCGAATGTCCCCTTTAGGAAGGGATATTTTCGCTGCGGATTAACCCTACATAACTTCTGAAAGGTCATCCACATGTTATCCGATCCACAGACTATCACCGTAAATGCTGTTGCTAAGGTGATGCCGAAAATTCTGACAGATGGCAGTCATGCCACCTATCAGCTTGCGGACCAAAGTTTCACTTTGGATGTTCGCCATACTTCTACGAAGAAGGACAAAAAGTCCCGCGTAAAAAGTCTGGTGACATTCACCCAACGCGCCGTTGTCGCCGATCCATTGACTGCTGTCAATGACTTCGAGACATTGGTGTTTTCTGTGCAGATTGATCGGCCTGAAGCCGGTTTTACATCTACACAGACTCAACAGCACATTGCCGGGTTTCAAACCTGGTTCAATGGCGCTATGGTTGATAAGATCTTTGGTCGTGAATCATGAATTCGTTTTCGGGAACTGGTTTCAGTTCCTAACTTGTTCATGCAAATCTACTTTCCCGCCATTCGGCTGGATCGTCGATTTTCTTCGATTCACTGGTCAAAGGTTCAGTCAATTACACGAATTCGCCTTTTTTGCGAAGAGGATATTCCTTACGAGTCAGAGCTTAAAACGCTACTGGCTTCTTGTAATGGAATGCTCTCACTTGCTTTCGGGCGGAATCTGTTTATGAAGGAACTTACAGATGAAACTATCCAAACTTTTGAAGACTCTTGATGCTGTAAAAGCATCTGTAGAGCTTCTTCGCGGTTCGGGAGTTAGAATCCCAAATAGGCTAGACAAAAATCTAGCCATTGCTGATTCTATTGTCTCTGAATTGAAAAATACAGAGAGTTCTTCATCACGTAAACCCTCTACCAAGAGCGCAGAGTGATGGCCTGCCCCTTGCGGGGAAGGATGATATGTGGTTGGATGTCGACCTTCCTTACGGAGGGCTACATGAAAAGCCACATAAGTGATCTGCTGGAAGTTGCATGCAACATCTACATAGATGCTTGTCATGCTTGTGTCGCTGAGGTCTCTCACCGTGATCTAAGAACTATAAGATCACGAGTTAAACGTGAGGGTATCTCGTTTTTGACGATAACCCTACCAACCTTTGCTTCCGACTTCGAAAGAAGTCTTGACTTAGGATTGGTCGACTCAACATTCTTCCGATGTTTCAGGAAGAATGGGTCAATCCCTGCTTTCTTGCAAGGTATGACCAGTCGCATATTTAACAAAGAGACAGGAAGGATTAACGATGTTGAAATTTCTAGTTCCCCAAATACTATCGCTCTGCTTGTTGCTAGCATCAGACAAATTTGTCTTGCTTTCAAAAAGATTGAGCTTCCGTGCACGCCCGAAAGGGAGCGCGCGGCTTTGGAGAACTTCATCGCAATTGAGCAGTCCTTTGAGATGTTCACGTTGCCGAGAGAAGATTACGAGAGGTTTTCTCTTGTTTCTTCTATGCTGTGGGACGGTGTCATGCGTAATATACGCTTGGACACTTTGGTTCCTAGGCATGGACCCGGCGCAACTGCAGAGCGAATCTCTGGAAATCAGAAGTTCGCTTGGCAGTTTTGGAATGAACGTCTCGAGCTTTATTTTCCTCTTATTGATAACGGGTTCCCTATTTCTATTGGGGAATTTTGTCGTCAAGAAGCGGAGCTTGAGAAAGTTTCGTTCATTCCTTGGGAACTCGAGGCGCCCGTTAGGGTGACTCCTGTTCCTAAAACTCTCAAAGGTCCCCGGATCATCGCTATTGAGCCCTGTTGTATGCAATATGCACAACAAGGGATTCGAAGAGCATTATATGCCTCTATCGAGTCACACTGGTTAGCAGCTGGTCACATCAATTTCCGTGATCAGTCAATTAATCAGAGCTATGCGATGAGTAGTTCGTTCGATGGTCGATTAGCAACGATCGATCTAAAGGATGCTAGTGATCGCGTCCCGCGAGATCTGGCCCTTTTAATGTTTCGAGGGAATCCAGAACTAATGGGTTTTATCGACGCATGTCGTTCGACTCATGCAAAAATGCCAGACGGAACCATAATTGGTCCGTTAAACAAATTTGCATCCATGGGTAGTGCTCTGTGTTTTCCCGTGGAAGCTATGTATTTCTATACAATATGTATAGTAGCTTCCTTAGTTAAACACAACCTTCCTGTAAGCTACAGTAACCTTCGGAAAGTTGCTGCTAGCGTCTACGTATACGGTGACGATTTACTTGTCCCCGTCGACGTAGCGACTACTGTGTCTGATTACCTGCGTAAATACAACTGCATGGTAAATGAACGCAAGTCCTTCTGGACTGGAAAGTTCAGAGAATCTTGCGGAGTTGACGCGTACTTAGGTTTTCCGGTAACACCGGTTTACGTGGGTACGACGCTTCCACGACACAGGCGGCATGGATCGGAGTTTCTCTCTTGGGTTGCTACGGCAAATCTTCTATTTCAGAAGAAATATATCCGTACTTCCCTTTTCATCTTTGAAAAGATTGAAAGTATTTTTGGCGAATTGCCATCAGTACATGAGGAATCTCCAGTCCCTGGACGTAACCATTTTTGGAGTCGACCTAATCTCCCGAAGAGGAGAAACGTCGATACTCAACAAATTGAAATAAAATGTTGGGTTCCATCTCCTGTGTATCGCACTGATATACTTGAGGGTTACGCTGCTCTTCAGAAGTCTCTATATCGGCTTCTCGGTAAATCTGAGGAACCGTATAAAGTACGTTCTTCCCATCCTCTGGATTTTTTCCTTCGTCAAGTTGAGAAGGAAGCTTCATTAGATGAGAAACATTTAGAGCGGACCGCACAGCACGGCGCTGTTACATTAAAACGCCGTTGGGTCCCGAACTATCAGTTTGGGATTTAGGTGTATTCACCTTGAGGGGAACCAACACTCTTGGCGCTCAAGCAATTAATTTATATAGCCTAAACCTTGCACCAGACTCCTTAAATGGAGACACCTCCCTAGTCCGTAATTGGACAGGTGGTTCTGGCAACGGATGCAAATCCGTTAGGTAAAATGGCTATATTCCCACCGGCTAAATGCCGGTGTGGTTGCTTGGCCCCGTTGGGTGGTGGCAGTGCTCCCCTCTGCCC